GCCTCACTCCACGCCTCGGAATGTGACTTCAACTTCGCCAGAAATTCTTTGCTCGACATAAAAACTCTCCTAATGAAACGGGTGAAAAACAACTAAATAGCAATATAGCTATCGACTGTTCTGTGTCAACAGCATCAACGAATTTTCTTCTTCTTGACAACTTTGTCCTCTGACACATGGTCAACGTCAAACAACTCGTTGTTGAACGAACTGATGATGTTTCCCCATGCTTCCTGCGGGCTATTGCCCATTGGGATTCGACGAACTGGATTTCCATCCGGGTCGAAGAAGTGGGGAGTGCTGAGGTCAACTGAACACTTAGTCCAGATTTCCTTGGTGTTACGAACTGTGATCACTCGCTGGTCGTTGTAATACTGCAAGTAGAACGCATAGTTCGTACACTCCTTGATCCACTTGAACGCACCTTTCTGGACAGCAGGCTCAATCCGGTCGTAGGTTGAGTCATCAGCTTCCTTGACTTCCTTGGTTGCGTTGTGGCTGACCAAGACAAGTCCTTTGTCGTTGTACAGAACCTTGTTGAGCATATCGCTGAATTGATCAGCGATGTCTCGCCAAGTCTGACCAAAGTCATTCTGTTCGTTTGGGTCTTTGATTCCCAACTTCCAACAGACATGACGAAAACAGTGTTCGTACAGCAAACCGATGTTGTCGATTGCAATGCACTTCACAGAGTCATCTTGGAGCGCACGCTCGATGGTGGCGCAGGAAATTTGCCACGGTGAATGTTCTGGTCGTTCACGCTTCATCTCGGATAGAGACATATCCTTGATTGCTGATTGACGAACACGCAGAGACTTGCGATTGGGGTCACATTGAAGGATGTAGCATCCAGGAATCTGGCTGACCACACTGGTCTTACCGATTGCTGATTCGCCGTACAGCAACACACAGTAATCGAGGAAGTTTTCCGATGGTTCTTGGAATTGACCATCTTCCATGTAATCAACTTCGATCTCTGCGGGTTCTTCCTTCCGAACCTTGTTCGCTCTAACTTTCGACACTTTCATTTCAGGCTCCTTTCGATTGAGCAGGGGGAACAAATGATACTGTTTGCGGGTTCAACTGCAACACACAAAATGTAGTGGCTGCTTCTGGTCTTTACTCAAGGTATTGGTCTAGTGCTGTCAGGTCAGAATCGAGTTCAGGAAACGCGAATTGACGCTGATGGAACTGGTGATAGTTGCCATTTGCGATGATTTCAAAGTAGTCACCGCGCTGATGGTGCATCATCCCGTCATAACAACCAAACGGTCTTTCGTAGTGGTGCGGGTTAGGGCCGAGGGGGTTTCCATCGTCGTCGTGAAGCAGATGAGGGGCGAAAGGATTTTTTTTTACGCTGTCCCACCAAGTAATCATCTGGTAGAGAATCGGATTGAGCATCTTGTTCTGGAAGTCATCCAAGTCCTGCTTGGTAATTTCAACCTTCCATCGCATGAAATACCATTCTGGTCGAGACTGGATGTCACCACGAACACGATCAGCAAACTGACTGGCTGACTCACTGACACGAGGTCGTAAGCCTGTGCGACGAATCACGTTGTACAAGACACCATCAGGCATACGACCGTACTTCTTCCAGACGTTGAGCATGTAGAACCCGGTCTGAAGGTCTTTGTTCAGACCACCCTTGATTCCGTCAACGTCGATGTCACCTTTGGTCTTGTTCTCCATCACCCAGAGATTTGGTGACTTGTGATTGAGACGGAACACACCGTCAATCTTACCTCGGCAACGAACTTCTCTGGAAGAAAGAAGAACCGGTACTTTGTGGGTATTGTCGAATTGGTCTTCCTTGGCAACCCAGTCGAACTTGCCTTCAAAGTAGTCGGCGCCGCCATGAGACATCGACGGTACACGTTGCCAGTATTTTGTGTATTCATCGAATGTAACGAACGATACTGCAACCAGGCGCTGCATATCCGCGATGGTATCAGCATCAGCCACATTGGCTAACCGCTTATCGGCGTACTTCATCCCGATGCGAATCATCTCACGTTCACTGAAGTTGTGTACCTGCGCCTCTGCGTAGAGATGAAACAGGTTGCCGAACTCAAGTGGCACAGAGACATTGTTAGATGACCAACCTTCGACTTGGCTCAACCGAAATCTCTCACGGCAATTGAGAAACTTGGACATCGAGGAGTAAGTGACCCCATCGCGTTCCATGTCCCAGAGAGGGTCAGTGTTGCGCTTTTTGGTTAGCTTTGTCTTGCGCAGACTCTTTGTGGATTCTTTGAACCTCCGCAATGAGTTTGTAGTCTTCTTCGTTTGTTTCTTCGCCACAGTCAACTCCTTTAATGATGACAGCCTGTAAATCAATCTCGCCTAAATGTTTTAGAAGCTCGACAATGTTTGGGACGTAATAATCAGCCATTCCAGCAGTACCTTGGTCAGTCAAGTACACAACACGGTAACAGCGATTACTTCGGCTCAAGAATCTTTGGTCTGGATTTTCCATTGCCATGCTTCTCCAAGAACGCCAGTAGCTTGTGTTTGTTCCTTCGGTAAACCAAACAATCATGCCCACCGCTACGAAGGATAAACGATGGATGATCTAGCTCCAGATGATAAGTTACGCCGGTAGGTGGATTTTGTTTCGCTGTTTTACCCAGAGAAATGTACCAAGATGGTTTGACAATCTCGATTAACTCATCCAGACGTTCCCGGCAGTTCTTCATCTCATCATCGGATGGTGGACGGGACTTACCTCCTTTCTCTTTTGGGTAACAGATAATGGTGTTGGTAATGATGTAATTAACCATACCAACATCCTCGATCAATTGATCAAGCAATTGACCGGCAGCACCAACAAAAGGTTTTCCGATTACAGATTCAGATGGGCCGGGTGCTTCGCCAATCAGCATATAGTTGCAGTAGTCACCGACAATACGATGATGGGATCGCATCTTGCAAGCAATCTCACACCGTTGACACTTGTTCCACTTGTTCTTGTGGCCGGTGAGATGCCGAGTCCGAGCTAAGTTGAATGGGTTCATAATACCTTTAACCATACGCCGGGGTTCTCACGGTCTAAGCTATAGGGGCCGAATGATGGAACGATGATGTCACAGTTGTCGTCAGGAATCCATCCATGCTTGACCATTGCATCTTGAATCGTTTGTGCTGGATTGATGTAGTCAAACTTCCTCTTACTGTCTCGGACAAAGGTGAACTCAATCTTGAGAGGATAATCCTTGTCCTCAATCATTTTGAAGAAAACATCTCGCAATTGAATGAACTGCTCTTTTGTAGCTTTCTCCCAATTGCGAGTTGTCTTGCTTGAAACCAAGAACTTACCCGTCCATTGTTTGCTGTTCTTGCTGCTTGGCACGTTTCCGCGCAAGAAGATACTTGTTGTCTCCCTTGAGCCAAGGGTTGTAATACTTGGCTTCGTGTTCCTTCTGTTGCTCATCGATCTCATCCTTGGTCAGCTTCTTTGGAAATGCGTACCGAGGATTGATTGCGTCACCATCATCATCAAAGCAGAAACACTTGACTTTCGGTGGCCCCTTCTTCCTCAGCAACCTTCCGTAATTGTAATCGTTGCGAAGCAGATGGATCGTTAGCCGGTCAGGATTAGAGAACTTCTCTTTGTGCTTTTCGATGTGGCCGAACTCAATCAGGATTTGACGGGCGATTTCACCGTCAGTCATTTTGCGACTACGAGGTAACTGAGTGCTGTTCAGGTAGAACAGGTTGTACACGAACTCACTGAAGTTCAATTTGAACTTCTTACCTACGTTCTTTCGCCGGTACTTTGACCATTCCAGTGATGGGGTCTTCTCGACTTTGAGGGTATTGAGGTTCATCGGGGGTGCTTTTTTGGGCATGGTATTCTCCTAATGGGACACGTTTACGACTGGATTATGGTAACAATCTGGGGTTTTTCTGTCAACTCTTGGGAATTTCTGAACTTTTTCCGCGAATCTGTCCGATGTAGCTTGTGTGTATATCAATCTATAGTTAAGATTGATTCCTGTAGCGGCGAGTGCCGCATATCGAGTTCCCTATTCAGGAGTTTTTGTCATGGCCTATCGCATCAAGTCGAAGAACACTCTGCCACACATCGTTGTCGAAGCACGCGCAGGTACTGGTAAGACCAGCACCATGATCGCTGGGCTCAACCTGATGTTTGGCAACGAACCAAAGTTTCCTCCAACTGAAGAACAGAAAGCAATCTGGGAAGCAATGTCTTCTGGAGGAAAGCCAAGCAGCATCATCTTCGTTGCGTTCAACAAGTCGATTCAAATTGAACTGCAAGAGAAGGTTCCTCAAGGCGTTGATGCCAAGACTCTGCATGGTCTTGGCTACAGCATCTTGGCTAAGAATGGATACAAGATTCAAGCAACAGCAGAAGCAACCCGGTACATCGTGCGTGACCTTCTTGGATATGAGAAGGGCGCCCACATGAGCAAGGAAGACTATCGCGACTCGATGGTCGTTGAGAAGATTGTTGGCATCTGCAAGAACAACCTGATTGGTTGGACTGACGAAGAACTGGAAGTTGTGATCGCTGAGAATGACGTTGATGTCAACGGCAACAAGGCGCAAGTCTTCAACTTGGTCAAGCAAGTTATGGATAAGACATCCAAGTTGGTTCGCGGCAAGACAAATTGGATCAGCTTCGATGACATGATTTGGCTTCCAAACGTCATGGAATTGAAGCAAGACAAGTTTGATTTGATGATTGTTGACGAGTGCCAAGACCTCAATGCTGCACAGCAACAGATGGTTCTCAAGTTGGCTAACCGTCTGATTCTCATTGGCGATAGCTTTCAGAGCATCTACGGCTTTCGTGGTGCTGATGTTCGCTCCATGGAACGCATGACTGAATATCTCGCCAACACCAAAGTTGGTGTGCAGACCTTGAGTCTGACTACCACATGGCGATGCCCAAAGTTGCATGTTCAGAATGTCAACAAGTACGTTGCTGACATCAAGGCTGCTGACAACGCAGTTGAAGGTAGCATCGAGAGTTCAAGCAAAGGTGACCTCATCAAGAACGCAAAGTCTGGTGACATGGTTATCAGCCGTATCAATGCCAACTTGTGTGAAGTGGCGTTCAAGTTGATTCGTCGTGGAACGCCATGCCGGATTCTTGGCCGCGACTATGGCGCTAACCTCATTAGCCTCATCAAGAAACTTGATACTGACAACAACATCGAGTCTCTGGTTAAAGCACTTGCAGATTGGCGAGCCGATGAGGAAGCCCGTATCAACAAAGCCTACACCTTCCCCGAGAAGCAATTGAATCTTCTGGCAGAGAAGTATCAATCTTTGCTGCACCTCGCTGGAGGGCTCAAGCAAGTCAATCAATTGATTGACCGTATCGACAGCCTGTTCAGCAGCAAACTGACTGCAAGCCAGTCTGTAACGCTCTCAACAGTACATAAAGCCAAGGGTCTTGAATCAGAAGTTGTGTACATCCTCAATCGCGAAAAGATGCCACACCCAATGGCTAAGAAGGAATGGGAGCGACAACAAGAAACAAATCTGATCTACGTTGCTGAGACACGCAGCAAGGATCGTTTGGTGTATGTCAGCGATGACATGGATGATGAACCAGAATCTGGTTTTGCCAATTAGTGACGATTGACAGAACTTTTACCGACAGTCACAGGAGAATGTATTATGTGCGATGAACAAAACAAAGTCCTTCAAGAAGTAGCCCAAGAGTACCGGGTTGATTTTCTGGAGAAGAACAGCGACCGATGGAAGTCTGGTACTCTGACGTTTGATTCGCGGGAAGAAGCAACCCAACATGCAATTGATGTGGTCAATGCTGAGTTGACTATGTTTGTTGAATATCAGGTTGTTCTGGCAACGGAGCCTGTTGATCAACTCGTCTTTTGAAGCAACAGTTTGAGCAGAGCATAATCCGTTGATTTTCTTCGTAGGGAATCACGGTAGCTTCAACAAACTTCTCACAATTGAAAACTGTAACGGCAGGCTGGAAACCACAACATCCAGCCTGCCTTCTTTTTGGCTCTCCACGAAAATCGCATGGAGCGCGTTCAAGAACAGTCAGTTCAATCATGTTCATAGGTTGGACGCTTTCAGAAACTCAATTGCCAGCTTGACGTAATTCTGTTGCCATCGAGGTTCAAGAACTACATCACCCGCGACGATTGGTTTATCTCCAATTCTATTCCATTCATTCTTATTAAGAGATAAATGGTTGTGACTGATATTCCAACGATAAATGTAAAACATCATCCTTGGATTTATTACTTCGCCATTCAATGGATAGCCAAGTCTAACAAGTGTTCTATTGAAAACTTGATCTTCATCTCCCATTGCATGTAAGTGCATCGGATAGCCGTTGCCAAACTTACCAAGAACTTTCCTCGACCAGATACTCATGTTATGAGAGTTGCCGGGAAACTGAGTCATCTTGACAATTCTGTTCACGTTCCAGAAGTAATGATTCTCACATCGCCATTCATCCTTGTCAGCCATCCTCATCGCTGAGAATGACAATCGCCAAGGCATTGAGATGTCATCGTCATCCCATCGACAGAAAGCATCACCTTCAGCGTGCGCGATCATGAATCGAAGTTTGTGAGTCAGCGATTCAAATCTGTCTGGCACGTTTAGAACTTTTACGCTCGGATGACTGAAGTGTAAGAACTGACCCGGTGTGTCATTGCAGATGATAAGTTCTTTGTCTTCGTAGTTCTGAATCAGGAATGAATTAACAGCCTCATTTACCAGATGGATTTGTTCTGGATAACGATTGTATGTCGGGAGTAGGCATGTAATTTTCATTGCTTCTGACTTTCCTCTGCTCTACGAATTGCTTCATCGACAAGAGAACCAAACAGGTCAGAGATTTTAATCTTTCCTGCAAATGAGCAGGTTGCTGACCTGATACCGGCAAACAAAAGTTCAGTCCATTTGTATTTGGTGGAATTGTCCTTCAAGCCCTGAACAATTCTTGATCTCTCTTGACGGCAACCATCTACGCCGAGGAAGTCCATTTCAGCGGCAAGACGATTACAAGAACAGTTCTCTGCTGGCTTGATGCCAAGTTCAGCGTTCATCGCCTTTAACTCTGTACCCGGCCCTTTGCCAATCTTCCAAGCCATTACATTTTGCTTTGGATGGTCTTCTTCTCGGCAACCAAGAATTGTCAAACCATATTCATTGGATGTGTAGAAGATTGGTTTCCATTGAGGATTGTCATCACAGAACGCGCGGAGAACAAAATTCAACCCTTGGCTACCAGTTGAATCAACATCACCGTAGACAAACGTATCGTGAATTACGATGAATCGTTTGATTCGATTGTGATAATTCGTCAGGTGTTGCTGAAGGGTTGATGACTTTCCATCAGTATCAATAAATAGAGTGTCAAATTCATCTGGCACATTGTGATACGGTTCAGCATGATTCTGTACACGATTTAGTGTAAGTGTTACCGGCTTGTTGTAGGTAGTTCGTTCCAAGACGCTATTTAACGAATTGGTAACATCGTCCAGTTCTGATTGGTATGAAACCAGAAGTGATGGGCCACCAGCCAAGAAAGCAATTGTTGATTCACGACGATGCGTGAACTCGACAACACTATTGCTACGTTCAGCAACCATCTTTAGTGTTGGGAAGTGTTTATCCAAGTCGCGAGGAACATTTGAATAGTAGTTGTAGAGGTCATGCACTACACAAGTGTTGAGATCGGGCATGGTAACAATTCTTTGTTCCGATTGCTTTTTCTCAAGCATCTCTTTTGGTGACGCTGTGTTTCTTGCTTTATAACCTACAGGGTCATCAACAATCTTTTGCCATTCTGTTTCTGGAAGTAGTTTGTTGGAAACAAAATGGTTGTAGATTGAGTCAAGTGGAAGCCCAACTTCATTGAAAGCAAGAACATAGTTTCTGACCTTGTTACGACGATCAACTGAATAGTTGATGTCTTCAGGGCCATTGAACTTATGATTCCATTTAAGAAATGGAAGACAGATACATCGCCTGCCAGCATTTCGGTATTTGGTGTGAATATAACCTTCTTCACCACCAAACCCTCTCATGTGTGGGTTGAACCCCAGCCATGACTCAGTTCGAGCCAGAAACAAACCAAGACCCATGGCTGGGATCTCAAACTCATAGCCACGATCAATTGCTGTTTGATACCCAAGTTGTTCAAGAATTGATTGGTGGCCGTAGTACAAAACCTTCTTACCAAGGTTGTACTCAGTTATCTCTGGAGAAAGTTTGATGAACTTGCAACGAGCGTCTTCAATTGGGTGCTGAATGACTGAGAAGTATTCACCGTTCTCATGATCCCACCATGCAGTTCCCCATTTGCCCCACATCTCAGAATCCCAGATGAGATCAAAATGTGTTGATGCAGTAACAAGATCATCCATCATGATTGGGCCACTCATCAAATCATCGCGGTGAACCTCGCCTGTGTTACCTTGCAACTGGCGAACCAACTCTTGTAATGCGCCTGGTACAAGCAGAATGTGCGAATCAATGCACATCGTCCACTCTGTCTCTGATTTGTTAAACACCATTTGCCGGGGTTGTGTTGTCCCAAACAATTCTGGAGGACAAACAAAATATCGACATCGGATGTCACCAGAATGATTGGCTAAGAATGTTTGTGTCTTCTTGCCGTCAACAGTATCTGGTGCGTTGTCAACAACGAGAATTTCTACCGGCAAATTGTATTTCACAATCTCCATCTTCAATGCTTGAACCGTAGCCCACAGCATTTTGAAGTCATTGTGAACCGCCATTCCAACAGTGAGGATGTTTTTCATCGGGCATTATCCGGGGACAAGGGTTGTAGTTGTCGTTGTCGATGATGTTGTGGTGGTAGTTGTTGTAGTCGTAGTAGTGGTGGTTGTGGTCGTCGTTGTAGTAGTTGTGGTTGTGGTAGTTGTAGTAGTTGGAGAAGCACATGGGACTGTTGTTGGGTCATCACAGTAAGTTCCAACAACATTGTCTGGACAACCACATTCAAGTAATGCGCCGCCACCACAATTCGATGAAATTAACACATAGGCATTGTTGACGCAACTGTAAACACAGCTACCTGTACATTCACCATAGCAGGCGTCACAAACTGTTCCAGCACCAAGCCAGTTGCCGACATTTGCATTGCACTCTGCTTCGGTTGTGATTGTGCAACTATCTTGTGGGTAGTCACAGCAAGCACCAGTTGGTGTGGCAGTTGTAGTCGTAGTTGTTGAAGAAGTGGTTGTGGTTGTTGTCGTTGATACCCTGTTACAACCAACCTTAATTGAATCACCAGCGCCTGTTGGGCTCCGGTAAGCAGGCCCGCAATAACAATCACCGTTGCACTTGTCTACCGGCAGTTCATCCCAGAATGTTCCTGTTGATGATCTTCGGATGCAGTAAGAACATTCAACTGATGGTGTTGTAGTAGTGGTGTAACACTCATCACAATTTCTACAGCCACGATCACCTTCGCAGTCAGTGTAATAAAGTTTACAAGGATCTGGGTTTGTTATTGAAGGTGGTGTTAGACAACCACAAGTTCTTGGATCATCAAAATCACAAGTTAATGACTGGCATGTATTACAAATGTTAAACCAACATAAATCGTCATCTGCTGGTGGTTGCAAATCTAAACCTGAACATGGTGCGTACACCCATGTACAAACACCATTACAACAAATTGATGGATTTATACATTCGCCTTGACAACTAGAATGATATGTGTCACCACAATCAGGGTTTTGTGGCAAGTCAATCGGGTTTATATCACTGCAATTGCAAGCGTTACAATCTTGCGTTCCAGAATACCCAACACAACACAAATCATAATCTGCTCCGCAATAATCTGGTGTTCTGTTATCTACACCAACACCGCATTGCCAATTAGTTAAATACCATCTAATTATTGTTTCACCAGTACAATTTGTTGATATGTCTTGGTAAGCAATAAAATCACAACCCGGCCTGCTCGCACAGTTAGAATAAAATTTAGTTGTCGTTGTGTTGCAATTGCATGTGGTTGTAGAGCAGTATGGTGGGTCGTTGTCATCCACGTTGTCAGTGCAATATGTGATTGTCACATCACCATCTGCATCACCGCAGAAATCTGGATACTTACATTCACACGGAACAGTTGTAGTTGTTGTTGTTGAGCTATGCGTTGTATAGCAATCTTGGAAGTCAGGGTCTGGTGTTGTGCTTGTTGTTGTGCTGGATGTACTGGTAACAACATCTGCGCAATTATCATACGAGATTGACCAAGCCTTTGTTGGTGCATCCCACTCCCAAGTACAATAGCCAGTGCAATCAGCAGTAACTGGTGGTGGTACAGATGTTGATGATGTAGTACTGGATGTTGTAACTTCAGTATCCATAAAGATTTCGATCTCGCGATCAAACTCTGGAAACTGATAGTTCATCATGTCAAGTGATTTGACTTGAGTGAACATCCCGGACTGACCATTGTAGATTCCGTGGAAGAACTCAATGTAATGGCAAGAAGCATCCGGCTTGAACGGGATGATGCCGAAGTAAGTTGCATCTTTTCTATTCAGCGGTGTAAACGAATCGTAGTACAACGTGCTGAGGATACAGGCGAGAATTGTAAGTTCTTCAAAGTATGTCGATGCGCGTGCATGGTCTGGATCGTAAATGTTATAAACATTCAAATCCTTCTTCATACCATCTTTGAATGTTTCTGTACCACCGTATGTATTTGGGCATACAACCGGGTCATTCCAGAATGTTGAATTGAATTGCCGGTACTTCACCTGCAATTCTTCTGGGAGATAGGGAGCAAAGATGGTGCTATCAAATTTCTTGCTGACTAGCCTGCCAACATTGTCATCAAACAAATCCAAGTTTGTATTGTCGATATAAGAATTTCGTTTGATGCTGAATGTTGAACCAACACCATGATCTTTATAAACCTGATGACTGGCAAGCTGAAGAACATCATTCAGCATGTTCCAATCAGAGTTGGTTGTTTGTGTGGCAACATCCCGCAGCATGATGGCAGGAAACTTGGCATTGGTCTTATCAACACCAGCCCAAGCTGAATTGATGTTTGTGTTGTTCCAGTAAGTCTGTAATGCGGCTGACCAACTGGTTGCCCTTCCTGCTTGGCTGAATTTCTCATGCGGTGGGAACGGATCAAAATTCAATCTCGTTTCATGGTGAAAAGCCACATGCCGCTGGTCTGCAATCTTGACCAAGAAAAGCTGATTCGTGCTATTGACCGGGTTAGAAGCATTAACCTCGGTGATCATCAGATTGTTGATGGTAACAGTTTCGTTACCATCAGAGATTTTTAGCTGCAAGTCATCGCGGTTGATGAGGGCTGGTAAATCATCCTTGAGAAGCAGGACATGCCCGTAACCAGACATCCTGCCACCAACCAGACAGAAGCCAAACCGCACCCCATTTTTCTGGAAGAAAGAAAGGATTTCGTCGGTTGGATAGACACAAGCAACCCCGCCGAGGGATGTGTAGGCAGCGCCCATGAGATGATCCTTGTACAAACCAGTAATTGGTTACATGGTACAGGGATACTTGATAATCATCTACAAGGATCATACTTACGGTAGTATACCCTTTGTTCGTATTGTAATTGTTACTTCACTTCGTTCAGTAACAATTACACTACTCTCTACAGGGTATACATACCTCCAGTATGATCCTTGATCCTGATCTACCAACCATACCCCACACCCCCCAAACCCTCGCTGCGCTCGGGTTTTACCCCCCAGTTCCCCATCCTGTCAACACCCAACCTCTGATTTTCCTCCAGAAAATTGGGGAGCCGGGGGTACTTTGGCTAGGAGCCTCAAATTTGACCTATAACGAACGATCTCAGTTTGGGGGTGCTGAGATACCACCTAGACCCAGAAAACGCTTCTACGGGGCTGCTAGAGGCCAAATTTGAGATATTAAGCCACCAGACCAAGCTCAGTTTCACCTTCTGGTGGCATTTCCTCCCCTTCCGTGGGTTGTTCTGGAGGTTGACCGGGCTGGGGAGGCTGACCCGGCATGACTGGGGCTTGTTCGGTTGGGAATAGCTCACCTTCGGTTCCGGGCGTTCCGGGGGCTGAATTGAGGGGGAACGGCATCGCGTCGAAGGTGTCGTAGGGGAGTAGTCCTAGCCGGGCGTTAATTTGCACCAGAGGCTTGATAATCTGGTCTACAACGTCATTAAGAAGATTCAGCAGTAGTTCGTACAGGACACTGTAAAACGCATCCTCGGGGATACTACGACCGGAGGATGACCCGAATCCTTGTGAACCGGATGACTCGATGACTTCTGGAGGGATGCCGAGGGCTTCTAGGATTTCCACACGAAGGGACTGACCGTATTCAAACAGACCTGATGGAATTGTATTTCCTCGGGCTGCTTCGTAGTCCCAGCGTTTGTTACCTCGCTGATCAGTGTCAGAGGGGAGAGTCATGACAGCCCCAGCCCGTTTCTTTTCAATCATCTCTTGCGCGATGTCTTGGTATGAACGGATTCGACCATCCGGGAGTTGAACGGTTCCTTGTGGGTGTCGCATGATGCCACCCTCAAATGCGTTCTTGTAGAACCACAGACGGCGTACATCGCGGTATCCACCTTCACTCCAGATTTCATTCCATGGGACATGCGCTGCATACAGACGGGATAGACCGTAGTGCTTGTTGTATTCCTTCCAGTGAACGTGATGGAAGGCTTTAGGGCCACCAAGGTAAACAGCTTTACCGGGGGCCATGTTGATGGTCTGGTAATTGGATACCAAGATGCCAACACGTTGACCTTTGTTGGTGACTACTTTGACTGACGGTGGTTCAAAGTCATTGAGCTTGCAGTAGACAACACGACCTGTCTTTTCATCTTGTTCGTATTCCACTTCGCAACCACTGTACCCCCATTCGATTGCTTTGAGAGCTTGGGTGACTCCTTGCCGCCAGAATCGTTTGATTTGATCTTGGACGAACTCTTGCACTTCAGGGGTATCTGATTCAACTTTGAATCGAGCCTTTGCCATCAAGTGACCTTTGATGATCCAGAGTCCAAACCGGACACGAGGGTCAATTAGCATCTCCCTGATGGTGTAAGTGTTGAATAGCGGACGGTTGCGGGTGTACCCCCATTGAGCCCAATAAGTTCCGGGAACGTAGTCAGTGACTTGGGTGTTTAAGAGGTCATTGATGTTGACCAGCATTTCGCGTGGCATTTTTTCGTTCCTCGTTGATGAACTTGGCTTTCATCAGTTCTGCTTGGTAATCGTCCCCGGTTGCCCTGAGAACGAGGTTGTAAATTCCATCTGCCGTCATGTGTGAAGAAGCCGATCTGACCCGCGCTTCTTTGTAAGCGTTGATCTTATCGGCTTCCAATCGAAGGATGTGCATAGCGTCATCAGTTAAGAGTCTGTCAGGGATGGATTCAACTCCAAACTGACAGGCGAACTCAACCAATGGCTCTAACTTTTTTTTTGCTCGACAAACAGTTCCGAGATTACACATGCAATCCGGTAAGCTGCTGGCTCAGAGACAAATGTTCCAAATCTTTCGCTCAAGTTCTTGGCGTAGTACGGAACATAGTCTTCATCTTTCCGAACTGAATAGGCTTCGTGCTGTGAGATTAACATCATGCGATGTAGATCACAGACAGTTGATTCAATCTTTCCTTTGGTTTCACCATTGAAATGCAGATTGAATGAAACCTTTCGGTCATCGGACATGATGTCAAATGACTGATTTTCAGTTTGAGATTGCTCTTGTTTCTTTGCGGGTTTCTTAGCCATTGTTTCTTCCTAACAGAGTTACTCTTTGTGTTTTTTATCACCAGATTCTTTTTTTGCCCGTGACAAGTCGCCTTCTGGTTTTCCAAGAACTTTATATCTTCGTTCCCAAGTGGTAGCAACCATTGGGCAATCACCGGCAGATGAAATGACATGATGACTGATGATGTCTGCCTTGGCTATTGGTTTGACTTTTTTTCCGCCAATTTCTGCCCATATAGGCGGGTCTGTTTGCCCTCCAAGTCTAATTGCATAACCACGTTCGACAATTTCAAACTCATCTCTTTTGTAGTCTTGAGTAAAATAAGATTCTTCCGGTGAATCTCGAAAATACTTTAACATTGTGAACTTATTATCAGTAGTTGGATCAGCATTTAATTCTGGTCGAGAATATGTGTCATCTACGTTGTATCGTTGGTATGTTTTTTCACCAACATCGCCAACTACATAATACTTTCTTTGATAGTCAACCCAAGATGAACTTTCTGGCGGGCATTTAGCGCCAAACAAACTAAATACAAAGTCAGCAGGAAAGCCTCTTGTTGTTTCTAAATTTACATCGTAGTGCAAATTTATTTCGGATTGATTGCACAAAGTTGTTTCGTAATAAGTGCCTCCGTGTTTACCCGGAACAAGAGGGTACGCACCATTGATTGAGTTGCTGGACAATCGCATGTCTGTTGTCCAGTCAAACCAGTTTGTTGACTGCAAAGGTTTTAGAAGTTGAGTTTTGTCAAAGAGGTCATCTTGAGCAAGATCAATGTTCATCATCCATGTGACTTTGAACTTGTATTCATGCGAGAATAGTTCTTCTTCAAGTTCAATCTCAAGGATCAATGGAACTTTTACACGAGTTATGTCTCCAAACGGAAACTCACGTTCAGTTTCGTATTGAAGACGTTCATTTAGAATTTGTGTAAATATGTACCATGCTTTGATTGGGTTTACGTTTGGCCGCAACGTAATTGTTGCTGACATTGAGTTAAGCCATTTGAAATAACCAACAGTTGCGGCTGGGTTTTTTGATTCACCAAATAGTGATGACCTCAGGTTGTGTGAACATCTAATTGATGTGACACCATTTGGAAACGCATTTGGTGATTCAATTTCTGTGTAAAGTATGCTAAAGTTGCATACTCGGTGATCAGGTGAAAAGTTAAGCTCATGCTCAACTTTATAACCTTGCATATTTACGCCAATCAGCTTTTGAATAATTTCTTTGTGCTGTTCTTCAATACGTTGTGTATTGCTGTAGTTGGCGATCGCGTCTTTGCCAGACATCAATGCCGATTGACTAGATTGAACTCTTGGTAGAGATACTTCTAAGTAACCATTTCGTTGGATTACTTTATAACCGTTTGAGTTTGTTTTGATATTTGTTGTTACGTTAAAATCAACAATACCAAGTGTTTCTCCAAGACCTCTTTGACAATACTTTGTTCTGACAAGAATTTGATAGACAATTCTTGCTGCCCTATTACCACCAATTGGTTCAAACGAAAGCATCTTCGGCATTGGGCCAAAGATTATGTCTTGCCTTCTTTTACTATCTTCTGTGCTGCTGTCAAAAATTAAATCTTCACCAGCGCCTTTAAGTGAGTAGACAAATCTTCCACCCGGTTGCATCAGATGTCTTCGTATGACGCGAATTGCTTGATCTGCTGTGTAGTTATTTTGAAGCGATGTGTTCATTGGTGCATATAATGTTTCTTTTGCGTACCCTCCTCCAGTAGTGGCTGAATTAGATGTATCTGGGTTTATATTTAACGCGTTTCCACCAGTATCATTTTGTGTAATGATTGCTTCGATGGTAAACAAGTATTCTTCGTACTTAATACCTGTGCCAGCATGATTTGGTACTGCGCTGATTTCAAGTTTGGTTTTTACCATTTCATTGAACACATAGCCGTTGTATTCAATGTAACCAACTGGTGTGATTGCTGCTTTTATTTGACTTCGTGTATATGCTGCACCAGCCATGTGTTGTCCTCTTATAAATTAAACGAGAAGATTGGCTTCTTGTCGTTTGGATCTGAGTTGTCATTTCCAATTGATGCTGGTTGCATATTCAAAAATCTTGCTAAATTTGTAGCAATTGTATTTTCGCCAGTTGTGATTTTGTCCTTATTGTTTCTCAAAAATTCTTTTAAGTCTGGCATGACCAGAACACCAGTAGCAAAAAAGTTCATAATGTTTTTAATTTCATCTTGTGTGAAATTAAAGTTTCCACTGAGCAGTTTTCCAATGATGTCAGCTATTGAACTGAGTTCATCAACGGCAACAGTTAAACCATTGTTAATTGATGTTAGAAGAGGCGCAAATGCCATTGTTAATGAATCACCAAATTTAGTCATTGCTATATCAAGTGATGTTTGAGATTGCTCAAATGAGGCGAGTCTTTCTCCAAACTTTCCTGCTCTCTCGATATTGAACCGCATCATTCTCATTTGAGTTGTGATGCCAGATGCAATTAAAGCACCAGACCAATTTCTAATCGAATCAATTGCATTATTGAATCTATTTGTTAGTAATCGTGATGCAAGAATAAGACCGCCAAACACACCAGCAGTAATTCCAGCGGCGACACCAATTGAAAGTAAATTTCCTGATATAAGCCTCATGGCGCCTGCCATTAAGCCGCCACCTCCACCACCACCTGCGCCGCCTGCTGCACCAGCGGGTGAACCACCAACAGGAGGTAAACCACCAATACCACCAATTCCTCCAGCAGCACCACCCGGCTGAACGGGAACAGCCATTTTGATATTGGCTGGTTGCAACGCCGGTACATTACTTCTAATTCCTAGTGGTTTGTATTCACCAGAAATCATTTGAGCCATAGACTTTAATCTATCTCGTTCAGTTGGCTTAAATCCTTTTGGTTTATAGCCCCACCACCAAGGCATATCTTCTTCTGGAGGGGAAACAGATGTGATTGTTTCTTTCGCCATCCCGGCGGCAGCAGTTGTAGCCGGTGATGTTGTTATGACTTGTGACGCCATGCTTTTTGCTTGTGCGCCACGAAAGAAAGAACCTGTCTGACCAAATAAGGTTTTTAGCCCATCAGACAAAGATTGAAGGATTCCACCAACTCGCTGTTGAACTCCTTCACCTTCACCCGGAACACGGGATACATCACGCTGTGATGTGATACCGGCAGTATTGAGCAAGCCATAGATGCTGCTCATCCGATATTGGAATGTGGAATTTGGATTTATCGCACCGAGAACATGCCGAAGCATCATTTCCCGATGTCGATCTTGTTTATTGATGTCGGCTTCTCGTGCGCGTTGCTGTTGTCTTATTACAACATCAAGTTGCCGTTTAGCTTTCATTTCCTGAACAGTCAGGCGAGTTTCCTCAATCTCCTTTTTCTTGACAGACTTCTCTTCATCAAAGGTCATCTTTTGATCTTTGAGAAGTTGTCTACGACCTTTTAATTCTTGGTTCTCTTCAAATTCTTTTGCCCGCGCAGCAGCCTTCAATCTGGCAAGAGCTTTATTGAACTCTCGTACAGATGCAAAATCATCCGGGGATAGAGCAGAAGCGCTTCCATCCCCAGAGTCGATGATTTCAACTTCCAGTTTTTCTGACATGAATTAGGCTGATACAGTGAAGAATCGGTAAGCAGCAGAACCGGTTGAATCAACAAAGAAGATCATAAATTCAACTGGAACAACGCGAGGCTTGTTGTTGAGGTTGATCTTGGATACTGAGTCTGGAGTCAGAATAGCGCGATGGAAGGTGATGGTGTTCATCGCAACATCAGCAGGGCCGGTGGTTGACCATGACGGTGTTCCAATGTTGTTATTCCAACCGTGATTGAAACCTTCGCCTTGAACGCTGCCAGCATTGAAATGGCAACCAGCCTTTACCAATACAAGTGGTTTGGCTCGGGTGTTACCTTGAGCGTCAACTGCACGAACTGCTGATTGACCAATACAAAGCATCTCACCAAAGGTATCAACACCTGTGCTAAAGGCTGGGGCGCCCCATAGTGCTGACATCAACCCAGGCGCATCCCATTCCTTGATAATGCCGCGAACACGAATCTGGGCTCCACGACCAATCATGTCTACTTCATTGTCACCGGATTCTTCAACAGAAACCATCATGCCTTTGTGGATGATGTCGATTTCCCAACCGTCTTCTGTTGCGCCAAGATACAGTCCGTTGTAATAGGCGTTGTAATGACCTGACATTACATTTACTACAGGTGTTGCCATGTTATGTTTCTCCGATTGATGGAATTATCTTCTGGGGATTAGTCAGGTTGCGGGTTGTTGCTTGCCATCAATGACAATGATTCTTTCACCAAGACCAAGTGCCATGAGGGAATGATAGTCAGTCACTGCTTCGGGGTCAGTGGTTGTTGATACATTTCTTCCTGTTTCAAGGATTTCGTTCCAGACTTCCTCGGAGGTGTATTTCCAGCGAGTTCTGCGACCAAATGGAGGTCTGGTTTCAAAATGATATTTGTCATCAGGGCTGGTTACAACATTGATGTGAACCAGACGGTAGACAGGAATGAAATCGCTGGTTGGCTTGGCGCCATTGATGAAAGCATAGAAACGGTTGGTTGCGATGTCCTCGCGGGACTTGTACAGGGGTATGTTGGGCATACTAACAATCCTTTTGCTTAGTGATCTTGGTTACACGAAACCGGCATGTTTTAGTCATACCAATGTAACCAAAAGGTTCAATTCTTGTATTGCGGGTATTGTATGTTCCGTGGAACCATTCCTCATTTCTGAGTTCAGGGATGGCTGTAGTGCCAATCCATGTGGGAACATTGATAAACTTCTCACCAGCTACAACAGATAGATAATCTGCATCATCCTCTGCCGTAAGTAGTGTATTTGCTGTGATGATTGGTGCTGATCTGTGGTGGATTGCAGCGACTACAAACCGGCATATCTTACCAAGACCAGATGCGGCATTGATGTAAACTGCTTCAGGGAATCTGTCTTCGGGGACTGCTTTGATTCGCTTGGTGATTGTAATTCCAAAAGTATAAATTTCCTCGATTAAACCACCGTCATCAAATTTACCTGTGCTGATGTCAATCATGTGAATGGTGGCATGGTAGTCACCAGTCATTGGTGGTGGATTAGCATTTACTTGCGCACCACAATTCTTCTCATCGAACATATTGAATGTTCGGAGGTATGTTTGCAGGCCAAATAAAAGAGCGTGTTCACTCACCGAATTGCCTCAATCAATCGTTTCTTGGCTTGTCCTACTGCTTCTTGAATTGCCTCTGTAACCCATTCACCAGCGTTATCCGGGATGACGGGTCTGGTGTTATTGTGGTACTTGGCGTATTCAACATTTGTACCAATCGTAAACTTACCTGTTGTCTGGTAGACAACTTGATCTTCACGAGGAGAATAATACCCCATACCGCGAATGATAGATGGTCTTAGGCTTTTGATAAGCCTATCTGTTTCACGCATAATCAACCTACGTTGATCGCGAACAGAACGTAGCCCACCAAGAGACTTACGTTCTCTGGCACGAAATGAACGTAATGCCGATGTGGGTCGTTGTTTCAGATCAATGGTTGACTCAGCCAATGGTTCCCATGTGTTACCAAGTTCATCAGAACCGCCATAAGACTTGATGACATAGGCTTCGTATATTTTCTGGAATAGATAAGAGGTTAGTGTGTTCCAGAAGACACGACCGATCCCATAGTCATCTGTCTTTCTTCCAGAAATATATCCGCCAATGCTCCGTGTAATGTTTTTGATACGGGCTATGTCAGATCGCTTGACTTGGATTCTGGTTGCCATTAGAGCCATCCCCAGAAATAGCCAAATGAGATGTCTTGACCATCATAGGAACCGCCAGTGCTAATGTTTTGTCGCACACGAATCTTAGCCGAGATAAACATCTCATCCACATACACATTTGACATGGATGGGATGATGGTATCTCTGGTTGGGATGTCTACCAGAGGATTGATCTCACCAGATGCAATTCCATCCAGTTCACGGAGAGCATCTTCATACAGGTCAGCGAAGTAATGTTCGTTACCTCTGCGCTTTGACAGAAGATGTGCTGCAATCCATGTGGCTCTGCTCTTAACCCAATTACTGTTGGCTAACGCAGCGTTGGTGTGAAATTTGTTTAACCTGACAATGATGGTCTGTTCAGCATCAAAGATGATCTGAGACATGATTTCATCAATATCACCCGCTGCTAGGTCATCAAGAATGTTGGTGTAGCCTGTAGCACCATACAATGCTTTCACATTGTCAACATTGGTAAAACCGTTGGTTGTAAATGTGTTGTACGGCATTGCTACACCTCAGTTTCTATTACTACGACCCGCTTTAGATTCTTCTCGCCAATCACCCGCATGAGACACTGCCTCTAGTTCAGTTCCGGTTGTGGAATATAGCCCTGCTCAATCGCCTGCTTTCGTGTCAGCACGTACGGTTGCCAGCTTGGCGGAATCATGCTGCTTGGTGCAAACCGCTGACCAGCCAGCATCTGAACTGCTGCAACGATGCCGTCTAGTTCCGCCTGTGTGATTTGCTGCTGTGCGACAAACGGTTCAAGCACCGCGACCAGCCCAGACGGGTCGGCGGCAAGGTGAATCGGAATCGTATCCTCTTCCGGCAGTTCCAGCACCGTGAACGGAATCTGTGGGTGGACGTACATGCCGCAGTAGAACTCGCTAACGTTGCGAGGGTCACGAACGTCATCAGGCTGGGTCAGCTTGTAAAGCTGGCGGTTCAGTTCCGCCGCTGAATCGTTGTGGACTGGCACGTAGATTGCCATTTACGGTGTCCCCCAAAATGTCTTCGCATTGGCTTCCCATGTCGTGCGGCTGGCTGTGCGGTCGCCTGACCAAATAACCAGCTCGCAGAACGTGCCATCAAAAGGCAATGCCCCACTTGGATACGCCAGAATCGTGAGATTGCCAGCAGCATTTTCAACGAACGGAACACCAGTTGCGGCGTTTGCTGTTGCTGACGCTGTGCCGTCCTGCCACACAAATACACGATTCGCAGCCGTTCCGTTGTCTGGGTCTATTGCAACAGAATTCAATCGCATGTTGGTGGTACTTGTTCCAGCTGCTGAAATTACGACAGAATTTCCAGTGGTGGATACTCCCCCGCTGTCAATTTTGCTAGCCCTGACGTCAAAACTTTCTGTTGTTCCAGACATTAAAGTGAACCCAGCTTCGGCTGATAGGCTGCTCGCTGTTCCAATCAATACTTTTCTGACCGCTGTGTCGGCTGACGCATGAACAGCGTACAAAGTCCCGCCAGTTGTGTGCAAAAAATTGTACGTGCTTGTTGAGCTGGCAACACTCATTCGCCTTGCCGCTGCCGTCGTCGTCGAACAGGCGAGAAATCCGTTTTGCGTCACAGCCACGCCGGAAGATACGCAAATGGGCTGAAGCGTTGTGGTCGATTGTGTCAGATTGCGAGACAGTCCCGACTGCCCGTAGATCGTCGTCAGGAACCCATCGCCCGCGCCGCAAAAAGCCGCAACCGCTGCCGCACTCACCGCACCATTGGCACCGCTGCCACTAAAATCCTGTTCCGCATTGTCGCTTGACCGGCGAACGCGAATGACTGGCCCGCTGTAACCAGCCCGTAAACGCCGACCGACCGACCACGCAGATTCAAGACCAGAACCGAGCGTGTCCAAGGAACCACGAAAGCCAGCATTTCCCATCAACAGCAGCAATCCCATCACGCCCTCCAGTAGCGGCTGCGAAGCCAGTTAAGAAAATGCGGACCGAACTCAGGACCACCGCCAGCGGCGTGATAGATTTCTCTGGCGATCCGGCTGTGGTGAAACTTGTCAGCGGGTGGTGAAGCACGATAACCAAGGAAGTGCATGGTTTCATGAATCAACCAAATACAGGCAATCTTGGCTGTTACCCCAGCACGACTGCATGGTGTCACGCCGTTACTGTCTTGGTAGAGCGTCGATATCTGCGACGGGTCCAGCCACAGGCCCTGCTCGTTGTTACTAAATAATTCTTGTCGTGGATTAAATGACCTTTTTCCACCAAGAGGGCCAAGTAGTAATGACATAATGTTCTATCCCAGAAGGAAACAAGAATCGGGCGTAATCTTCTCTGGATGAAACTAACGAACAATTCGCAAATGATAACGGAAGGTTCTAGCACCACCTTCATTACCAGATGCTTTCAACCGTACATATCGCATACAGTTGGTGCTGAAATAATCCAAGTTAATGAACCTAGCTTGACTGGCTGAAACAGTAATCGTGTATTGAGTTCCATCATCTTTGAACACAGGAACCCAAGTTGAGTTATCTTCACTCATCTCCAAAGTCCATGATGTGTTAGTTAGTGCTGCCGGTGTTGTAATTGCACCAAGATTTCTGTTCTTGGTGTCAATGCTGCTACTGACAGCGGCGCCGTTGGCAACAGTAAACGAACCAGAGAAGGTCTTGATAGGTCGAGTCATTTTCAGTTCCTGCTTTGTTAGTTGCTGTTGCCATTGTTTAGCTTTTGTTCAATGGCTTCCAATGTTTTGTTTTGCTTGTCAGAAGCATTATTCAATTTGTCGATACCAGAATTGAGAGATTCCAATTCTCTGGCAATTACACCATTGTTCTTTTGGTGTTCTTCGACAATGTATGTGATTCGTTCGACTGACTTTTCAACCTGATTGATGAACTCAATCTGTCGTTCAGTCAAAGGCTTGAGAATGTTTGACCCTAGCCATGTGGAAGAATTATAGATACCAATTCCAACCAGAATCAAAAGAACCGTTGGTAGCCCAAGTTGCTTGGTAGCGACAACCCACCATGGTTCCTTCTCGATAAACACTTGCTTTGTTTCCATCTCTACCGACATCTTGTTACCTGAAAGATAAGGTTACAAAAAAAGCCGATGCCGATCTTACAACCGACACCGGCTTTCGCAAAAGGAACCCGCAAAGGAACCTGATTCAGTTGTTACGTTCCAACGTAGCCGTAGCCGATGCAGTTAGGAACGTACAGGACAGGGAGGTAGTTGTCCAAGAACTTGAGTTCATACCCCGGCGGGTCGATCACTCGGGTTGCCCAGTTGGTAAACCCTGTCGCAATACGACCTTGACTCATCAGGTTCTCAGCAATTGGTTCGCTGCCGAGAGTCATACCAATCCATTCGTCCGAAGGATCAGGCATGGTGATGATGTAGTCATCGGGGATGAGGTATTCCACACCAGTCGCACCAAGGCTGGTAACAGAATCTCGGGTGTCACCAGTGGCGCTGAGAACACCGTCATAGATGTGGAAAGTGAACAAAGGCAATGCTCGGAACTTGACATCGAAGCCAGTGTCCGGGATACCTTCTCGGCTGGTAACCGTTCGTCCCGAGAGACTTTCAAACACAGTTACCGATTGACCACCAAGTTCATGGAGTCCATCGTTGTTCAAGCACTTGTTATAAGTGTTGGTGTTCATCCAGATGTGCCGCAGAGGACGACCTTGGATTCGGCTATAGGCGGCATTGATCTTGTTCAATTGGCCTACAACGTCTGCCGATGGGTCACCCCAATCACTCAAGATGTCAGAACCAGTTCCAAGCTGCAAACGGGTCTTGTTGTCAGCAGGGATCTGGTAGTCAACGATGATCTCGTCGGTAGCTGCACCGTTGTAGTTCTTCAAGGAATAGGATTCACCATCCCGTTCCATGTTGAAACCACCACGAAGCAAACGAGACAGCATCCACTCACGTTGGTTGCGGAACCGGTCAGTGAGGAATCGAACTTGACGGGCTACTTTCTTCTGACCGCGAACATCAACAATGTTCCCGAGTTGCCCACCGAGGTCACGCTGATTGAAAATCTCTTCGTCCAGAATCAGAACTGATTCATGGGCTCGGAAGAGGTGAGCCGATGCGTAACCAATCGGCTTCTTGCGTACCCGTACTGGGCCTGCGGTTGGAGCGCGTCCAGTGGCAAACTGACGGGTTGAATCGAAGATGTCCCAGCCGAAGTCACGGCCAGTTACAGTGTCGGTGGCAGAATCATTGTCGCCCGACATGAAACCAAAGAACTTCTGAAACAGGCTGAGAGGCGTCGAGATCCGGTTTACGATCTTCGTGATAACCGGAGCCGACAACATCTCGTTGACGGTAATACCTTGAGTGGTCATGAAAAAATCTCCTGAATGATTGGTTGAAAATCAACGGTGGCTGTCTCTGGATTACAGAGATTCAACCAACCACAAAGAACCGTTACCACGAATACGACGAACAGTACCATCAATCGACAACGAACTTGCTGCCGATGAGTTAGCGACCTTGATGTTCGACGAACCCGAGGTCAGGGTGATGGTTGCAGAAGTTGCGGTGTTGCTGAAGAAAGTGAACTCAATTCCCTTGTAAGCAACCAAAGAACCGAGGGCAATGGTAACAGTTCCACCAGTGTTGAAGTAATACTTGTGGCTGTCATCATAGTCGAGGGTGATACCACCAGATTGCTGTGCAGCAGACACGTTTACCACGTTGTATGCTGGGCGACCTTTGTCGAAATCATCATCGAACATGAACCGCGAACGCATCATAGCGCGAGCCAGATGGTTGTTGGCAGCAGAGGATGACAGTCCGAGAGCAGTAGTTCCTGGAACAATCAGGCGAGAAGCACGAACACCGCCAGTCAGAACAATGGCGCCAGTGAGACGATCAGTGCTGGTGTTGTTCATCAGCATCGAACGGCTTTCCTTCAGAACACCAAAGATGTATTCCGAACCATCAGTTGCCGTTGGATCCCAAACCTTGAGCTTGTCAGTCGATTCGACTTTGCCCATCAAGAGGCCAGCACGAAGGATGTGGGTGTAACTGGTGTTACCAGTGTCTCGGGTAGTTCCATCAATCAGCATCCCGCCGACTTCATGGTTCTCCCATTTACCCCAAGTAAATTCATTTTCAAAAGTTTCAATTGCAGCGGAAATGCCCGGTACACGGTCACGACCACCATAAACCATTTGCATTGACATATCTATTACTCCAAGATTGTTCTTTGATCGAAAGAGAGGTGGTCAGGACTACAGCTTGCCGAGCAAACTGTTGACGATTTCATCAGCACGACCATCATCCACCAGACCAGCATTGAGCGTCTTGTTGTTCTCAATCTGGAGTTGACCGTTGGATTCGTTAGCCATTGCGATAACTGGATTGACATTCAGATTGGGAATGACAACGCTTTCCAGCGCTTCAATCTTGCTCTGAACCAGCGGATTGACAGGCGAACCATTGTTGTCAAACGACATCTGGATGGATTCGATTTCACTCTCGTATCCAACCTTGGTTTCATCGTTGATCACGTTTCGTTGACGGAGCTTGGCAACTCGGCTTTTCAGATCAGCCTTCAGGTTGTTGGCAAGCAGAGACAACATGCCTTGGTTTTGGGATTGAATGGACTTGAAAGCTGGATGGCTCATCACAGTTTCAACGTCAACCAAGTTCTGCTGAACCTGTGCGCCACCATTTTGCTGATTAACTGACATGACTACCGGAACCTCACTGATTTCGGATTTAGGAGGTGGTTTAAGAACAGTTCCACCAACACTGTTGTTGCCTTCAGACAACTGTTTCTGGAGTAAAGCAGCAACAAGGGCTTCTCGGAAGTCCTCGTCTGATGTGTTCGGTGGCAGTTTTACTTTTGCAACCTTCTCCAGAAGCATGAACACATCGGTTGTATTGATCATTTGAGGACTGTTATTGCCCTCATCATCATTGTCTTCCAAGTCATTGACATTTCCAGTCAACGTAGAAGCGAAGTCTTCAACACCCATGCTGATAATCCTGTGACTCATGGCAATTGCCAATTCGTTGTTAGCTGGCTTGAAGTTGTTTTGACCCGGTTCAATTGGTTGAGTGCAACAGGCAATGTGAGTAATCACGTTGTTCCATTCACGACCCAATCCATCAACAAACTTTGGTACAGCAAAGATTGATGTTTCCTTGACGGTCTTACCAATCTTTTCTGCATCAGATTCAAGAGGAACATCAAGCACACCAACCAGTTTGCCTGATTCGTCTTGCTTGAGTTCTTCCCAGAAGCCAAAGTTCTCTTTCGATGACGATGGTTTGTTTTCCGGGACAGCCTGTTTGTCATGATATGCCGGCGCTGGTATGTTCAAACCAGACTTTCGCATTTCATTATGCTGCTTGACCCAATGACTGATCATCTCTTTCGTGATCAGCTTTGCATGACGATTGCCCTTCGCATCAGATACTGCGTACAGGCCGGGTGTCAGAATCTCTTTCTCGAACTTTGGCATTATCTGTTCCAGAAAAAACTATCGTCACAATCATGACAAGCATATAATCGCCCAAACACCTGTCAAATACATTTTCTCTGGGAGAAAACGGTCGATGGCTATTAACTACGCAAATCTTTTTGGTGACTTAGGTGATATTTATAACACCATAGAAGATATAGAAACATTTGGCGCAACGATGCTTTCTAATAAAGCAACAGTTATCGCGCAACTTACTGCATCAGGTGAAACTGATCTCATCACACAAGCCAATTCAACCTTTGATACCGCGATCTCTTCTATCAACACCATGCTTTCAAACATGGTCAACTTATCGCGTCGAAGACTGGTCAGCAAAGCCAGCATTTTGGAGCAACTGCCATCACTTACATCAAACGACTACAACAACGTGATGTACGAACTAATTGATGACATGGTTGCAAACTCACAGACGATAAAAAAATCTACAGTTACTATTGGCGCAATTACAAAGACAGCGACAAATGCTAACTCTGGTAGCCTAATTGTGACGAAAAAACTTCCCGGTAACACTTCTCCCGGTGAAGGAATGTATGCGCATCCTGATATGACAGGTCAAGATTCTCAACTTACTTTGACTGATAGTTTTGTTGTAACTGTTTCCAATGACAATCAGGCAAGTGGTGGTGGTGGTGAAACATTTCAGATCACCAGTTTGCCTGCTGCTGCTGGGCCATTTACTGTGCAAGGTGGTGGTAACAGGGGTGTTAGCACCTTTTCACCAACCAAACAGCGAAGCATTATCAGCAACTTCTTCTCATCTTTTAGTGGAACTGTTCCATCGGGATGGACTGCGCTGGATGCAAATGACTATGCAGTAGAAACATCTGTCGTTATGTTCGCCGGTACAAATTGTTTGAAGATTATTTCAGCCGGTACTCTCAGCTACGACTTCAGCACAGCAGTAAGACCGGGACAAATGTTGTGCTTATCCTTCTATCTCAGAAAAGTTGTTGGTGAGACTGGTAGTATAAACGTCAAGGTCTACATCAATGGTTCAGCAGTTGTAAACCAGACAATTGTTACTGGCTCAGTATCTAGTTCAGCGTGGACTCTATTCAACTATGATGTCGCTGTCACCAAGGAGACTGGAACCTGTTATATCGAGATCATCTCAACATCAATTACAAACGGTTACTACATCGACAACGGCGCCTTGAGTCCTTATCACCATCATGCTGGGCTTGGGTTCGCAGTTACAAGAGGAACCGAAGTCTTTGTCAAAGGCGACGATTTCAGGTTCACAACAACAAACGACAACGCTGGTAAGCAGCAACGATTGTTATCCAGAATTGTTGGTTTCCAGCCACCAACAGCCAATACTGGTACTATCGCAGAACCCTAGTAGAGGGGGTGTGATGGTTTATATGTACCGGGCAAGTCATGGTAATCAACAGATACCGTGTTGCTATAGCTCTCAGGCTTAGTAAGTACATTATGCCATTTCACATAGTTGCAAGCTCTGGATAGCGTATCCACGATGTCATCCGTTTCATTCGGATAACCTTGCCATGTAAATATCTCATTCTCGGCTGTCTTGCCCCAGTCCGAGTATTGAGGAAACCAGATTCTGCCATTTTTCATTTGGATGATCGCTACAGTTGCGTCACGTAACTTATCTGTATCCTTGAATACACCTTCTACAACCATACCCAAACGATTGGCATATTGGACTACACCTTTACCAATGCCATTTTCTTCAATGATGACTTTACTTGGCCTCCAGCGGTAATACTGCTCCCACATCCTATCAATCACTTCAGGGATCTCTTCCCTGAACCGTTCCATGTGTAGCCAGAGCAGGTTGTAACATTTTGTAATTGCCCATGTACTAATTACAGTCCACGATGGGTTGTACCTTGGGTTGAAGTCAGTATCACCCGGCCCTTCTGTAAGACTGGATGCGCTATCAATCGTCTGGAACACTTCAGCAATATCACGTTGCCAGTTTAAGTGTGTGCCAGTTCTGTTTGGGCCTAAGAATAGCAAGTCACCAGATTCACTAAAGAACCTTTGATACTTCTGCTGGAATCTGGCATTAGCGACAAACCCCCAGTCACCATCTTGTAACTGCGCACGGTGTTCTTCTGTCAGATTGGAAAGTGACTCGCTGTACTCTTCCTGATTCAAGAATGGGTTGTCGTTCAGAAATGATGGTATGAATGGTCTGGTTTTATCTTTACCAACCCATCTAACAACCTCTCTGTCATTGATAGTTTGTTTTTCAGGCTGAATCTTGAATCTGGCTTGAACCCATCTATGACCTACACCGCCGGGGTTAGTGGTGGCTCTCATTCTGATTGGGAGCGATGCCATCATCCGGCAAACATTACAATCAGGGTCATAATCCTGTTTGTGATCAGGACAATTACACTTACGCAAACGGGAAAACAAATAAGTGTAGTCAGCTTCACTATGCTGAGTCACTTCATCAAACCCAACCATTTGCAATTCAATACCCTGATAACGCGAATAAGCATTGGTATCGCCAATGTAACCAAATGTCAGAGATGAATCCTGTAGTCGTTTACCTTTTGAATCAAAGGTCTTGAAATAGAACGCATGATCAGACGCAGAGTAACGAACTTCTTTGGTTCGTAAATGTGGTGTCAGCCATTCTGTAGCGCGAGAGAGAAGCGCATTGGGCAATTTAAGATCAGCCAGCGTCTTTCTCATCAGCATACATGCGTAACCCGGAACATCGGAATACTGCAATGCTGCCATCAAGAGAGCATCTGATTTACCACCACCAGCCGCACCACCAAACAATGCCTCCTTCTGGGGGACAAGGAGAAACGCGGTTTGTTTGATGGTGGGCTTATGTGGAATGAACTTAGTCAACCGTGGTTTAAGGAACCCGGCGATCTTGTTCAAATCTGTCATTTCTTGGCTGCTTTGCTGGCGAATGAATTACAAATTTCTTCGTGGAGTACGGTTGCAAAATCAATGATAGCTTTTGCATCTCGTCTCACATAATTTGTATTGTCAGCAGCCTTCCTGACAATGTTTGGATTGGTTCGGATGTGATTCAGCATCGCAATTTCCAAACACTTCTCAAACTGAATTTGCAAGTCCAAACCAGCCACACCAGTTGGTTGTTTGAACTCTTGAATCTTCTTGACCTTGGAATCAAGCTCGTTGAACAGGTCAGTCATGAACTGAACCCTAGCTTCCAACTCACTGATCTTCTCAAACAAATCTTGTTCTTCCAGAGTTGCGGATTCCTTGCTTTTAGCCATAGATGTTCCTTTTGATTGAGGATGAGATTTCTTGAAGTGTACCAATATACATCTTACCGTCAATAAAAAACCCCCATCCAGACCGGAGCCTGAATGAGGGTGACAGAAAGGAGCTTCCAGAATGATCCTACTTATCCTTTTGATGCTCGTCAATTGCTTTCAACATATCCTTGACTGTTGCATCAGCCAAATCACGCACTTCACCATGATCTGCAATTTCGTGTAAATATCTGTATGCACTCAATTTCTGGATATTCTCTGTGTGTCGTTCCTTCCAAGCCTTCGATCCAACCTTGGTTCGATAATCAATCTCATCCAAGTGGCCCCATTTGGGTTCTTTAGGCATCTATTTCCTCCAATCTCTGTTTGATCGATTCACAATAAGCCTCACTTACATCGCAAGTAATGCTATTCCTACCAAGTTTCTTGGCAACTGCGCTGGTAGTTCCAGAGCCGCCAAATGGGTCAAATACAGTGTCATCTGCATTGGAATAGGCTCTGATAATCCTTTCCAGATACTTTTCCGGCAATTGGTTGTCATGCAACTTCCTTCTTTCCTTGTTATTCCCTTGAATACGACCCCAACCAGAACCATCAATCTCAGGAATACCCCAGACAGTACCCGGTAATCTCATTCCACCTCGTTCTGTTTCGTGAACCCGCTTGTCCTTGTACTTGGTTGCCCTAAGCGATGGAACAAGTACATCATCTGGGTTCCATGTTGGGCTAGAACCTTCTCTGGAAGCAACCAACAGGTGGGTTCTCGCGTCAACCCAATTGGTTCTGCGGCATTGACCAAACCCGTAGTACAGGTTCACCCAACTTCTCAGCTTCCATCCAGAAACATCCAACCATTTCAGGTAAATCCGGCAAAGTTTATCCGGGCCATGCAAGCAGAGCGTTCCATTCCTTCTTGCATACCGCGAAACATGGCTGATTCTCTCCAATAACCACTGTTCAAACCGTGTTTCTTCCATTTTATCGTCATGTGTGTCGTACTTCCTGCCGATGTTAAACGGTGGATCCATGAACCCAAGATGGTACTTCCCATGCCGGTAATCCAAACAATCTTCGCAATAAACCCGATGTTCTGTCATTTTTCCCTCCAGAAACCTTGTTGACATTGACGATAGATTGATGTTAGTATATCTATCTACGTTTCACAACCATCATCAGGAGGTCATTATGACTGTTCAACGAACCAAGCGCAACTGGAAACTTCTCACCAACGGCAAAGAACACAAGTTGGTCAAGGGCAAGGACTTCAATTCCTTCCTTTCCATGCGTACTGCCATCTACAACAAAGCCCGAGACATCGGACTGCAAGTTACCACCCGTGTTGAAGGCAACAACCTGTTCATTCGCTTTACCAAGAAGGGAGCCTAGTAATGCAAACTTTCCTACCGCACCCTGATTACTATCAATCCATGCTCAGTCTGGACAAATCACGACTTGGCAACCAAGTCTGGAGAGAGGGTTTAACCCTCATTCGTGGTGGCTGGCCTAATCACCCAGCATCCAAGATGTGGAAGGGCTACGAATACCACCTCGGTCTGTACCTGTTAGCTGGTATTGCTGCTCTCAAAGTACAGCGCAACAAGCATTATGTTGAGGTGGAGAAGAAGATTCGTGCTGAGATGGAAAAGCATCCAAACAATGGGCCTCCACCGTGGCTTGGTAACGAGCAATTCCATGCCAGCCATAGAAGCAACCTGATTCGCAAGAACCCAGATTACTATCGTTCGTTTGGCTGGACAGAACCTGACAATCTTCCCTACGTTTGGCCGGTATAGGAGACAATCACATGACAGCGGAGTTCATAAACATCATGGCGCATCTAATTCTGGTCGTAATCATGCTGACATGGACAAGAATTATTTTGTTCAATCGACGGGAGAACTAACGATGAACGTGGATGAGGCGATGCTGGTGGCAGCGAAGCAGGGCGGATTGCCAGAAACAGATGAATGGCACGACGAAGTGATTGATGCACTGGATGTTTTATCCTCCGAAGTCGAGCGACTGCGGGCCGAATTAGAGAAAGAAAGAATTAGGCTTGCAGCTTGTGGCGTAGTAGCTATGTCAAACACAGAAGATAGTCTCAACAAGATTTTTTCTGACATACATCCAGACTATCTTTGCGCTTCTCTTCAAGACGTTAAAACAGCAGTTTGGCGAGAGATTAAACTCCGTCTCGAAGTCAAGCGGCTACGTTCCGAACTGGCCGCTTGCCAAAATCTGTTAGACGAAACCAGAACGGAATTGTCTATTTGCGGAGCGTTCCATTCTCTTGTAAAAGAAGGATGGCAGTTGGAAGTGGAAAAGGTAAACAGGCTTGAAGCCGAACTGGCCGCAGCGAAAGCGGCGAGCGTTTGTCCTGTGAGCTGGAAATCGGCAGAGCAATTTTTCCAAAGCGGTGCAGACCGTGGCAACCAGTGGGGCGTTGAGTTGTGGTTTGAAAACAAAGAGCAGCGTGAGCAGTTTTATAAGTGGTTGGCAGACAACACCCCACCCACAACCTAAACCGGGAGGTAACTTGAATGAGCAAACTTGATGTCCATTTCAGTAGCCAGAAGATGGACTGGGAAACACCAGATGACTTGTTCCAGCAATGGAACAACATTTATAACTTTGACTTGGATGTATGCGCTACCAAGCACAACGCCAAATGCAAGAAGTTCTACTCACCTAAGACCAATGGATTGAAACAACGCTGGCGAGGTAACTGCTGGATGAATCCACCATACGGCAGAGAACTAAAGAAGTGGGTGGAGAAAGCACATCGATCATCCATGACCGGCAAGTGCTGTGTAGTCTGTCTCATACCAGCGAGAACAGATACCAAGATGTTCCATGATTACATCTGGGACAAAGAACTAGGTAGACCGTATCCCGGCATACAAGTTCATTTTCTGAAGGGAAGAGTGAAGTTCAAAGGTGCTGAAGCATCTGCGCCATTCCCATCCATGATTGTCGTATTTGGAGAGAAGCAATGACAACACCAACAACAGAAATGCGATTCTTGCCCAGAGGCTTGTCAGTTAGCATGTCACTTTTCCAATCTCTGGATATTATCCAGCATGATGAGAATGACACATTCTTTGATAACGTATGGAACATGCTAAAACCGGGTGGGATATATGCTGCTCCCAACGGTTCAACACCAATGATGATCAAGAATGAAACGGACAATGGTTGGGTGCTGGTATATGACAGTAACCATCCAAAATCACATTTCTGGTCACAAATTGGCAATTAAGGACGATACAATGGATGACATCACCGTAGGATTTATTCTCGGAGTGATCGCAACCAGCGCAATCTGGTTGTGGAATGGATTGGTAAATCTCATTGATCGATCACTTCGCGAATACGATGATAAACATGACAAGACGGGTTCTTAATCAGCATGTGCTGATAACCGTCAAGTTGAATAAGCATGACAATGGAGAAACTATCATGCCGATGAAGAAGGGTTCCAGCCAAAAAGCAATTTCCTCTAACATCAAGACGGAGATGAAAAAGGGCAAGCCTCAGAAGCAAGCCGTTGCAATTGCCATGTCCAAGGCTGGCAAGAGCAAACCATCCATGAAGAAAGGTAAGTGACATGGCTAAAGACAACGGTCGTTGTTGGACTGGTTATGAACCTGTAAAGGGCAAGAAGCCATACAGCAAGGGAAGTTGCAAGAAATCCACCAAGTCATCCGGCAGCAAGAAAGGCAAATGACATGGCTAAATCAGCAGCATGGCAGCGCAGCGAAGGTAAGAACCCCAAGGGTGGTTTGAACGAGAAAGGACGAAAGTCTTATGAACGAGAGAACCCGGGTTCCGATCTCAAGCCACCTGTCAAGAAAGAGCAAGCAGCCAAGTCACCAAAGTCTGCTGCTCGCCGCAAATCATTCTGTGCAAGGATGAAAGGGATGAAGGCCAAGAACACCAGCAGCAAGACTGCCAAAGATCCTAACTCACGGATTAACAAATCCCTCAGAGCATGGGACTGCTAGCTAGCTGTTAGAAGCCTAGATTTCACCAAGGGGCCATGGAAACATGAGTCCCTTTTTTTGTTTAATCGTTATAATTTCCCCATGCCGCCCGGCATCTTCTCTGGGAGAAAACCATGTCCAAGAAGGCCGATAATGACCTTCTGTCTTTAACCAAGCAACGTGCCGTCAACAGGAAGACAACAACATCTTGGTTTGATCAGCTACCACAATCAGATCAAGATCAGATCATGGCATCCCTTGACCAAGTTCTCAAGCAGAACCTTCCAATTATCTGCCTAGCCGAGGTTATCAAAGAGAAATACAAGATTGGTTTCACGCCCGAATCCGTAGCAAGAACAATTACACGGAGGCGTAAATGACTAATGACCTGATAACCAAAGCGCAGGAACTGTTAGACCGCAAACTGGATGACAAACTAAGAGCATCCCAATCTGTCATTCGCGATCTGCGCGGTCAGATTAAATCCAAGGAGCTAAAGATCGATGAACTAGAGAAGACCATCGATCTAATCTGCCTCCTTCAGAACTCAACAGACAAACCTAAGCCAATCATCACCGCCAAATCAGGGCGCAATCAACTACTGCCTATCATCCAATGGTCAGACTGGCATGTTGAAGAACTGGTTGATTCCCGCAAGACACAAGGGAAAAACAAATACAACTTGGACATCGCCAAACAGCGGGCTGAGAAATGTGTTCAATCAACCATCAAGATGATCCGTCATGCGGGAACATTCGGGAAGGTATCCTCGATGCTTCTAGTCCTCGGGGGTGACTTCATCACTGGAGACATCCACGAAGAACTGAGCGAAACCAATCTGCTCGGCCCCTCGGAAGCCTGTGTCTACGCATACGAACTTATCAGCAGCGGGCTCCAAGCATTGGACGCTGAACGCTATCTGAAGGAAGTCCGCATCCTCTGTCTGGTTGGCAACCATGGTCGTACTACCAAGAAGATGCGATTCAAGAACGGGGCTGAGAAGTCCTTTGA